GTTAAGCGTTACTGGGAATACTCTTTCAACGTTGACGGTGCCCCTGGTACTTCAAACTACGTTTCTAACTTTGGCAATTCTTCTGCTGTTGATGAAGTGCATGTAGTAGTAGCTGACGAAGACGGTAACTTTACCGGTGTTCCAGGTACAGTATTAGAAGTGTTCCAAGGTCTTTCACGTGCTACAGATGCCAAGACTGATGACGGTAATACTAATTACTACCAGACAGTAATTAAGCAAAACTCTAAGTACATCTATGTTACTTCAGATCGTATCTCTGGATACTCTAACACAGGTGCAAACTTAACCAGCGTATCAAATAACATCGCACAATCAATCTCTTTTGCTGGTGGTTCAGATGGATACGATGAAGCTAACGTTACTATCGGTGAACTACAAGCCGGTTACGACTTCTTCAAATCTTCTGAAGATGTTGATGTTTCTCTTATCCTACAAGGTAAGGCAAGAGGCGGTACAAACGGTGAAGGCGTTGCTAACTACATCATCGACAATATCTGCGAAGTAAGAAAAGATTGCGTTGCATTCGTTTCACCAGATAAAGCCGACGTTGTATTGAACGGTGGCCAAGATGAGGCAGATGATGTTGTTACATATCGTAATAGCCTAACATCTACTTCATATGCTGTACTTGACTCCGGTTACAAGTATCAGTACGACAAGTATAACGATGTTTACAGATATGTTCCATTGAACGGCGACATGGCCGGTCTATGTGTACGTACTGATGATATCCGTGACCCATGGTTCTCACCTGCTGGTTTCAATCGCGGTATTATCAAGAACACAGTTAAGCTTGCGTTCAACCCAAATAAAGCACAACGTGACCTTCTCTATAAGAATGGTGTTAACCCAGTGGTTACATTCCCTGGTCAAGGCACACTCTTATTCGGTGACAAGACATTGCTTGCTAAACCAAGCGCATTCGATCGTATCAACGTTCGTCGTCTATTCATCGTTCTTGAGAAAGCTATCGCTACTGCTGCTAAGTTCTCACTCTTCGAATTCAACGACCAGTTTACTCGTTCACAATTCGTTAACTTAGTAGAGCCGTTCTTACGTGATGTCCAAGGACGTCGTGGTATCTACGACTTCAAGGTTGTTTGTGATGAGTCCAACAACACCGGTGAAGTAATCGATAGAAACGAGTTTGTTGGTGACATCTACATCAAGCCAGCTCGTTCAATCAACTTCATCCAGTTGAATTTCGTAGCGGTTAGAACAGGTGTTGAGTTCTCCGAAGTTGTCGGACAGTTCTAATAAATAAAGTAGACAAGGAGAACAAACATGGCGTTTAACGTTAATGAGATTAGAAGTCAGTTAACCTTGGGAGGGGCTAGAAATAGCCTTTTCCAAGTACAGTTCCAAAACCCTGCAAACGGTGCTGGTGACCTCAAAGTACCTTTCATGGTACGCACCGCACAGATCCCTTCATCTGATCTTGGCATTATCGAAGTACCTTACTTCGGCCGTAAGATCAAATTAGCTGGTGATCGTACTTTTGCTGACTGGACTGTAACAGTTATCAACGATGAAGACTTTGCAATCCGTAATGCCCTTGAGCAGTGGTCTAATCAGATCAATTCATTACAAGGCAACTTACGTACATTTAGTGGAGCTGCTCCATCATTGTACAAGGCAAATGCTGAAGTAACCCAGTTCTCAAAGACTGGTGTACCTATCAGAACTTACAAGTTCAACGGCATTTTCCCACAAACCATTTCTACAATTGATGTAGATTGGAACGCGACAGATTCTATTGAAGAATTTACCGTCACATTCCAGTATGATTACTGGGAAGTATCCGGTGGTATCACCGGTAACGCTGGCGGCGTTTAATTATGATTGGCGGGCTAGTCCCGCCTTCCCCCAAAGGAAGCTATGAGATTATTTGGATTTGAAGTCAAGCGTTCGCAACAAGAAATCGCAAACGAACCCGTATCATTCGCGCCACCGGTTGAAGACGATGGCGCTGTTATGGTGGCCGCTGGAGGCGTTTACGGTACATATGTTGACCTAGAAGGCTCGGCCAAGACTGAAGCAGAACTTGTCACGAGATATCGTGACATGATGAATCACCCCGAGGTTGATTCTGCTGTGGAAGATATTATTAATGAAGCAATTGTGACAGAGACTGAAGAAGATGTGGTTACTATTAACCTCGACAACGTCAGTGTTCCAAATAATGTAAAGAAAATTATCACGCAAGAGTTTGAGAACGTTCTAAGAATTCTCAACTTCAATAATCAAGCGTATGAAATTTTCAAAAGATTTTATGTTGATGGTAGACTATACTATCATGCTATCATCGACGAGAAAGACATCTCCGCTGGCATTAAAGAGCTCCGTTACGTTGATCCAAGAAAGATCAGAAAAGTAAAAGAGATTGCCAAGAAGAAAGATCAAGCCACCGGCGCCACATTACAAAAACAAGAGCGTGAGTACTACATGTACAGTGACAAAGGTTACTACAACGCTGGAAATGGTAATTTTGGTACCCAAGGTGCTGCAACAGGTGGTTTGAGAATTGCTAAGGATAGTATTGTACACGTTACATCTGGCTTGATGAGTGTTAACAATACTGTTGTATTGTCTTACTTACATAAGGCAATCAAGGTACTCCATCAACTCCGTACACTATAAGACGCAACTGTTATCTACAGACTGTCTCGTGCAACGGAGAGAAGAATATTCTACATCG